ATATCTCCTGCTAAAATTGATACTGTCTCATCTATTATTAGTTCAACAATATCATCTTTAAACTCACATTCTGTATCTATACTCACTTTACCAGTAGATGCATTAATACAATTATCAAAAGCTATATCAACTGGTTTTCTATAATACATCAGATTTGCTTCTTTTATTACAAAGTCTTCAGTCTTATAAATTTTAATCTTATCTCCTGATATTGTAGCAAAGGTCTCACCCCATTCAAAACTAGGACCCTTGTATTTGTCATCATAGATGATATCAGCATTTGCTTCCTCACCTATATAAACTGTCATATATCTTCCTTTGCATTTAGAGGAATCTGCTATTGCAGTCACTCTTACAAAGTACATATAGTCAGTAGGAAATATATCTGTTTCAAAATATCTTGTTGCAGACTTACCCTTGACATTTTTAGATTTAATAAACTTTTGAAGATCATCAATCAAAGGAACAGTTTGTTCAGTGCCCTGTCTCATTGTATTAATTCCCTTTACTTGTCTTCTAAACCACTCTCGCTGCGCTTTATTAAATGCCTCTACAATCTGCCAACACTCAATATTGTCATAGTCCATTGAAGAAAGTTTATTCAACCTTTCTTTAACCTTTATTTGAACTAAAGTGTTTTTCATTTAACATTTCCATTTTCTAAGACTTTTATTAATCCTACTGTTAGGATCATTAGCAGTCTTTGCAGATGTAAGTTTCTTTTTCATCCCAGACATCCTAGCACAAAATGATTTCTTTCTAGAACCTCCCTCAGGTTGAGGAGCTTTAAGATTTCCACCTGTAGACTTATTATAAGAAGCTCTACCCTTAGCATTAAGTCCTCCACTAGGAGACTTACCTTCTTTACGTTGCCAAGCTGGACTTTTTGCCATAACTACTTCTTTTTCTTGTATTTATAATCAGGATTATCCTTATGCCACTTCTTTGTAGAAGCTACACCTTGCGCAATTGTTTTAGCTTTACCTATCTTAGTAAGATTTATAGTGTCCCATTTTCCCTTATCCATTGTAGGATGTGTCACCATAATATCACCTTTTTTAGCTTTAGTTGTTGTTTTTTTACTTTTATAAACAACATGCTTTTCACCACCAGCAGCTACCTTTTTTTTAGAGGTTGCCATTACTTTTTAGATTTAGCTTTAATCTTACGCTCTTGTTTAAGCATCTCAGCAGTAGGTTTTTTGCCAGAACCTTTGTTTGCTCTGATATTATCCCAAAGACCTCTCTGAGAATACGACCCATCCTTACGCTTAATCATTTGTTTTTTAGCCATGATTACTTAGTTGTATCAACAACTACTATAATGCTATCAACTGCAAGAGTATCAGCAACAACTGTAGCTGTATCTGTGGTTACAATTTCTGATTCTGTAGATCCATTAGTGCATCCTGCAAATAGAGTTACTAATGCGATTAATCCAAGTGTTTTCATATTATTTTTTCTTTTTTGCCCCTGCAATTTTATCTGCAAAGGTGATTTTATTTTTAGGTGGTGCTAATGCAGCAAACTTTTTTTGTGCAGGTGTCTTTGCTACTTTGCCACCTTTTTGCATCTTTTTCATAATTTGAGTGGGAGTTTCTACTCCTTTAAATTGTCCCATAATTATATACATTTTACTTAATCCAGGTCTTCTCCACTCTAGATTGCAGATCAACTAATAGTTGTTCATTAAGTGGGTTCTTTAAATACTCCACTGCATCAAGTATAGTTTTTCCAAGAATAGTAGAACTTTCCATGTGATAGATAAACCCATCAGATCTAGAAGCAACAAGCTTTAATGCTGTAGCATCTTTTACAATTGTTCTGATCTTTAAGCTTTCCATATCCAGATTGCATATTTCTATAAATCTTTCTGCAGTCTTTTTCTTGTTTTTATCAACAGTCTCACCATTAATGTACTTGTCCATATTATCGTACAAAATATCATTAGGTGTGGACTTTTTATATTGAGTGCTGTTTATATCTACTAGTTTAGCAACATAAAACAACTTGTTCTGATTCTTGTCAAAAAGCTTCTGAAGTTCTGAAAGAGCTTTATTCCTAAGTTTCTTAACCTCAGTTTTAGTTGACACTGTCTCTTCCATCTTATCTAAATAAAACTTAGGAGGAACAGGTAATTGTCTTGCAGCGTCATATGATTTTGCCACTATAGAAAACCCACCAGCTTCAATTGCTATTAGTTTAATAAGATCATAAGGATCTTTATCAGGCTCAAGGAACAAAGGTTCATTGCTACATGCAATTCTAATCCTACTCCAAAACTCATCATTATCAGGTTTTAAGAGTTTGATTTTGTTCCAAAATTCAGGGTCATCAGGATTAACTACGTTAGCAGCAAGTTCTTTTTCTAACTGAGAAACAATAGTCCTAATTTGTTTAATTTTAGCAGCCTGCTCTTCCAAATCAGAAATATTCTTAATATCTGGAGCAAACTCATTAAGACCTGTTACATACCTTTTGATTCCATTAACTTCAAGACAAGCTAGTTGTTCTTCATGGAATGTGTTATCAAAGAGCGAAAGTCCATACTTTTCAAGACCCATATTTGATGCACTAGAATCAAAAAATGGTCTTATTGAAATGTTAGACCTTTTGTTTTGTGGATACTTCTCCACCATTGTTACACTACTCATAGTTGGTTTTATTTTATGATCATATAGAACCTATTTTGGGCTGCAAACCCAACACTTGATCAGAGTGGTATGCGTACTATAGGTGAGACCTTAGATACTGAGACCTAAGGGACGGATATCTTAATATCACTTTTTCTTAGTCTTGCCACCCATCTTATAAGCGGGCATTGCACTTTTAGGTGCAGAAGACTTAGTAACTGATGCTTTTTTAGTAGGGGATTTAACAACGATTCCCTTACCCATAGTTGCTTTGTTTTTTCCTGCCATTGTTTTAAGTTTTAATGTTGGTTTAAAAATAAATGTGAAGGAGATCTTACGGGATCTCCTTTCACATGAATATATATTAGAATGATCCGCCAGTGATAGGATTGCGCATAACAATCTTCAACACTTTGGTAGGATCTTTAACCCAGATAGCTGGCATAGTTTGAGTCATGAATACACGATATCCATTAAACTGACCACTAGACTGGAATCCTTGAGTACGACCCATATAGTCCATAGTACCATTCTGATAGAACCACTTCAATTGATTATCCCATCCTAACTTCAAAAGATAGATGTTATCATTTGTGTTGTCAGTGATATCAAAAATAATAAAGTTGTAAGATGACAGAGGGAAACCATCGATGATAGGATTCTCAATATCATTAGTGTGAACATTATCAAATGCAGGGTTCAATACAAACTGAATGTTAGCCAAGAAAGGAATAACATAGCTAGTGTATGCATATCCAAAGTTCAAATCCATTCCTTGACCAGTGATTGCACCAATCTCAGAAGCATTGATAATCAAACCGCTGTTTACAGCTTCTTTCTTAATAGCTTCATTTACAAGCCTCATACCACCCATACCAGTTTGTACAACTAGTTTGCGCTTAGGATCAGGTCCTTTGAACTCCACACGACCATTGAAGAAGTTGAAGATCTCAGACTTAAACAGATCCAAGTTAAAGCTAGACTTATTGTAGATACGCTTGTAAGAGTTATCCAACTGCTTCCAAAGACCCACAGACAGACGAATATCATCTGGACCATCTTGCTTAACACGTCCACCATGTCCCCACATGAGGTAGGTTTCAATATCAGTAGCAATCTTAGTCAGGTGAGCAGCTTCCAAAGAAGTCAAGAAAGTACGAGAAAGTGTTCCACCCTGGATAGCACGCTTAACATACTCTTTACCCATCTTAGCAGCTAAACCTTCAAGGTTAGTGATAGAAGGATCAGAGCTCTTGTCAAAGTTACGCCAGATCTCTACTACAGGTACAGAACCATCATTTTGCATTCCACCCTTCATCATCAAGTCAGCACGACTAGAGATGCTGTAGTGTACGTGTGCTTCAGCTCCACCAACATAGTTGTAGAACTCTCTAAAACCAGCGCCATATGCACCAATGTCAGAGAAACGCTCACCATATTCACCACGAGCAGAACCTTTGCGGAAGAACTTAGTTCCAATTCTCAGATACTTGTCACCATCCAACCACTTAGTGTTGTCATTGTTAACAAGTTGTACAGTGTACACAAAACCATCTGTCAAAGGAACAATGTCTTCAGTGGGAACTACATACAATTCCACACCATTGTACTTATCATAAGTGATGATATCACCATGACCAAATACACGCCTGTTCAATTTAATTTTGAATGTTTGACCATCAACACCCAACTGAGCACCAGGAGTTTCAATATTCTCAACGATGTAAGGAAGATCTTGAGAAACTGGAACTTGCCACTTGTACTCACCACGAGCATTGTCAACCATAATTACATTCTTGCCACCAAAGCTAGACATTTGATACAGAGGCATTTCAACCTTCTGTGCCATTGCCCAAAGATCTACTGGACCCATATCTGTGGGCTCAGCAGACTTCAGCATGTTAACTAAGTGGTAAGAATCTACGTGTGAGCTAGCTTGGTAGCTGGTATCCCGTAGAAATATACCATTGTTTAAAACTGGAGTTGCCATAATAATTTAAAGTTTTTATTATTAAATTTGTTTACCTTTTAAATATATTAGTGTTTCTACTAATTCGTCTTTGTTGTTCTGGTTCATACTCTTCTGTAGATGAACTAGCAATTTTGTTAGATTGTTCTGTTTTAAGTTGCCTTACTGTTTGCTCCACTGCTTGATTCTTCCCCTGCTTTACTAGCGATTGACGATAGTTATCAGGATCTGATAGTAACCAAAGAGCTTCTGCAATAAGAGAATAGTTAGGTTCTACAAACTGGTATTTCTCTAAAAGATGTCCTAGCAAGTTAGTGGGCTTACCACTAATAGAAGGATATTGAGGTTGAACCAATCCTGTGTATAAACTAGCTTGTGTCTTTTTATCAAGCTTAAGTCCATTAATTTCAGCTGCTTTTAAAGCAGTGTAGACATGACTTACATATTCTTCTGCTGCTTCTTGTTGTTGTCTTTTAAGATCTTCTTGTCTAGCAAGCTGATGTTTAACCACTTGCTCTTGCATTGCATCCAGCTTTGGTTTAAACTTTTTAGCTTGTTGTTCTAGTTTTCCAAGGTCTTTCCAGGTGGAGATTTCTTCATCTATTTCAGAATCATTTCCAAATCCTGTAGCTCTTAAATAACTTCTGATGATATATTCTTGATCATTAGAATCATCTGTGCTCATCTCTCTAACTTCCTCTACTTCAGCAAGAGCTTTAAATAATCCTTTTAAATCTTGACCACCATCAGCAACATACTTAGCCGCATATTGTAATTCTTCAGGCAAACTTTCAAAGAACTGACGGGGAGTTTCTTGTCTAACTGCTTTCTCTCTTTCCTGGAAGTTTGCTTCTAACAACTCCTTCCAATCTTTAAGAGAATACTCCTCCATCGATTTCTCATCATCAAAAGGAATTATTAATCCTTCATCAATGAGCTTTGACATTGTATCAACCAGTCCTGATTTATCAGTGCGTGGTCTTCCCGTTGTCTTTGTTTTATCTTCATTGTCAGGTAGATCTAAAAGAGCATCTAAATCATCTTTTGTAACTACCTTCTCTTTTTCTTCTTTATCTGTAGAGTCTTCTTGGTCATTTTCAGCACCTGGATCTAGAAACCCTAGATCTACGCTATTCTTACTAAAAATGTTAGGTTTCTTTTCTTCATCTTTTTTAGGGGTTGTAGGGGCAGATGTTAAAACACTATCTGCATTTGGAGCTCCATCAAAAAGAGAATCAATGTCGAAGTCTACTTGTTGTACAACTGTTTGTGTACTACTACTTTGTGTATCCATATTGTTGGTTTTATTCTACATTATTAATATACGAAATATATATTCATAAACATTAAAAATGTACGCTAAAAAACAAAAAGTTGCCAGTATAACGCTATAAAACTATTCCTTCTTTTTCTTGTTATCTGACTTATCGTATTTGTTCTTATTAGTTCTAGCTATCTGTAGTTGTTTATCAGCCACTCTTTCTCTTGACTGAATCTCACGTTCTTTAATACTATTAGTCTCACGCTGAGAAATTTGTTTGTTAATTTCTCTTTCTCTATCCAGATTCATCTGCTCTCTATAGTTATCCTGCTTCTGAATATCCTTCATAGCATCTTGATAATCAGACATTTGGTTCTGATTGATATCCATCATTGACCCATATCCAGCTGACCTTATTTGAGAAACAATAATATTATTCTGTCTGTCTTTTTCAGCTTCTTCAGCTTTATACTGCATCTCCATTTGTTTCTGCTGCTCTTGACTCTTAAGAAGTTCTTGCTGCATTTGTTGTTGCTGCTGTAGTTCTTGTTGTTTGAGAGCAAGTGTCTTTTCTTCTGACTTTTTCAACACACTAGTAAGTTCTGCAACAGACTCAGATTTAATAATATTACCTAAGTCGTAAATAGAAGCTCCTGTAGTATTATTTTGAAGAGCCAACTGCTTAAGCTGTTCTAATACGATTCTATGGTTGCTTTTTGTAGATGCAAAGACATTAAAGTCTCTAGACAATAAACTCACTCCATTGATCTCAAAGTTTACCTTTTCCTCTGCAGAAGTCATATACTGAAGTCTTACAGAAGGTTTCTTTGAATGATAAAACTGAGCTAAGTCAGTTCTCATCTGATGCACCCTAGGCATTAGATAGTCACAGTGCTGAACAAAGTAGTGTTCTGTCTGCGCATGAGAATTAACTACTGCCTGTTCAATACCAGTGGCAGTTTGTTGACCCACCACTTCACCAAGACGCTGTGCTGATATTCCTATAGTTTCAAAAGCTTGTTGCTTAAAATAAGTGGCAAGTTGTATACGAGAAAGCAAACGCTGTGTCTGCTCAAGATTTAACACTTGGTAATGCTGGAAGTTTAAAGCATTCTCTGTATTGGTAATACTTGTATCTAAGGCTAGCATCTGGAAGTTCTTCATAGCTACATATGCCTTAGAAAGATTATGCCTACCCCAGTCTTCACCCATAGAGTGACGAGGTAGAGCATTTTGATCAAGCATAATCACTGTGCCAAGCTCATCTACTAGGATGTCAGCTATCTGGTTGTTTACAATGTTATACCCAATTTGAAAAGGTTTCATCAAGTCTACAAGACTTACTGATCTTGTATTACGATCAGAGAATACAGATCCTTCCACTGGAAGCTTACACCCATAGATGGTACTGTCCCCTTTAAACTGGAAGGGTAATCTTTTTACATCAAGATACATAGGAGCAAGACCACCTGGATTGTTCATACCCCAGAATGATGGTCTGTTAGGCCCTATCTTAACACCTCCCCACACCTCATTAATCCAAATCCAGTCTATATGTTCACCATAAACTAGATTATCCTTACTCTTTGTTTTAACTACTGTAGTGTTATACAAAGGTTTTTCTGTCACTTTATAGGTTTCATCTATAACATCCTGGATGATTTCTCCCTCATCTGTAATTCTAGTGAGGTGCCCCACCTTACGTTGAGACTTCCAGTAGCATGTAGTAGCTCTAAGCATGTGACTTGGACCATAGTCAATAAAGTCCTCACCCTCAGCTAATATCCACTGCACAATGTCTCCATTGTAAGGCATATTCTCATAAGCTGACAAGAACTGGCGATATGCTAAAGATGGACCCTGAACATTATATTCATGCGACCTAGTAGCATCATAGTAAGATCCATCATTCTGAAGTCCCTGTATAGGTAGACCCGCTGACCTAACAGGATAGATTGCCTCAAGCGCTTCTAGCTGATCCTGTGACATTTTATACCCATACTGGTCTATGATGTCAGCCACTGTTAAAATCTCAATCTTGCCCACCCAATTGCCTTGAGAGATATATCGTGCACTAGGGGATTTATGGTAGAATGTAAGCAGAGGATTCCATAATTCAATGTCATAGTCATCCTCATTCATCTTAAAATGCCAGAACTCTCTATCTGTAATGAGCATGTCTCTAAAAGCCATGTTCTCAAGCTCATACATATGGAACCTCTCTTCATCCACTCTAAGTTGATGATTTGCCCAAACTTCTACAATATTCCTATAATCTTTTTTAAAGAAGTTTTCAATCTCAGGAAGAGACTTTAAACTATCAGGGTTCATCATCTGTTGCCCTTCTTCTGATTGAGGGTCTACACCTTGTGCAATCAGATTTTCCATCATACGCTTTTCTGCTTTAGACAAAAGAGTCTCTTCAATCATAGCTCTTTTCTCTTCCAACATTTCGCTATATGATAGATCATCAACCGCTCTAAAAAGGATTTTAGAACTACGTTTTGCGAATTCTCCTGTAAGTACATTGATTACATTTGGAATGATGGGATAAAACTTGAGTTCTAATGCAGATTGATCTTCCTTAGTTAGGGTGTCTATAAGATCAGAATATTCATTGTCATCTTCTACGATGTAGTCATTTCTGTCAATAATCCCTTTAGCAAGTTTGTAGTTTTTTAGAAGTTTTCTAGCATTTCTTCTAATTTGTTTTATACCCTGCCACTCTAACCAGTCCATATTCCAAGCTCCCCACTCCCCATCTTTTTCTTTTTTAGGAAGAAACTGAATAGGTTGGGTGAGCGTACCCATCTTATTATATGACGTCTTTTTACCTGCTTTTAGGTCTAGGGCGTTATATACTTGCATGATTATTAATAAGTTATAATGTAATTAATGTCTAATGTACTTGTGCTAGTCCACATGCTATCATCCTCTGTAACTTCTTGAAAATCAGTTAGTTCGTCATCAGACAAAAGCAAAATTGCCTCATCAATTGTAATGTGACCTAGTTTAATTAAATCTTCTACCAGCTGTTTTTTAGACATCATTTTATATTTTTAAATGCAGATCGAGGTTTATTATACTTACTTCTGACAGTAGAAGATTGCCCCATATGTCTAAAGGGGTTCAATTTTAATTTATAACTTTTTTCTGAATTTTCCAAATTATCCTTGGTAACTTCTATACGTTTAGACAGTCCTCTGTTAGACTGTTGTATTTTAGCAAACGCAATCAGAGAGCAGAATGCAACGATTCTATCCACGTTTAGTCCTTCTCTGTAAGCTTGCATTTCTTTGAGAAGCATGGGGTCAGGAATCCTCTCTACCCCATAGATAGTTTTAACTATTGTCCCATCAGGTAGAGTTTCATAATCCAGTTCTTCTTTTAAGAATTCTATACCATAAGATAAGATGGTGCCCTTGAATATTGTACCTACGTTTCTCCAGCCATACTCCTGAAAGACATTTCTATTAGCCCCTATATCTTTAAGAAACAATATCATGTCTTTGGGGACAAGATAGCGCTGTTTCTTTTTAGATATCATATACTGGATAAACAAGCTGACGTTGTTCTCCACTAGAGTCCAGGCATTATACCATTCAATCATTAGCTCTAGTCTCTCATGGGTTTTGTTAATATCATCAAACCTGCCACACCAAGAAGCTACAATCTTATCCCTCTCAATAGAGTTCTTCACCTTCCCATCTCCCCCATCTTCTATCACCTCTACAGGATTTTTATAGATGTAAATAGAACATAGTGATTCTGATGTTGTTGTCTTACCCTCGCCCACAGGATCCACCGAAGCATAATACATACCAAATGTTGGGTCTTTATGAGGACGTTCATAGATACATATCACACCTTCTTTATCTTCTGTTTTCTTAGAAATAGGAAACTCCATTATAGGAAGTTTTCTAGAGGGGAGAGCAACAATCTTTCCTTCTGCATTTCTAGACAAATCCAAGTATTCTACAGGATATTCTTTGTCCTGAATTCTTTGCATTTGTTTTGTCACTAGATGCGATGGGAACACACTCACTTTTCTAGAAGCAAAAGCTTCTTCAATATTTCTAGGATGCTGTGATATTTCTAGCTGGTAAGCTTCTGGAGCAAGATTCTTTTTTTGTTTAATAAACTCCTCATCTAATGCAGCTAATGCATCTTTAACAAGAGAGTTTCCATAGTCATCTATGTAAGGAGGCATACTCCATTGTTCTGGAATAAATAACCCAGTCTTTCCTAGCGTTCCTTCACTATCTATTAGCGCACTGTCCACCCCAAAAAATCCATTCTCCTCTGGATGTAGTATGTATTCTTTGAGAGGTTCGCATTGATCAAGATCACCCACTGATCCTGCTGCAATAAACTGACCAGTGATTATATGACCAGATTTAAGAGCTGGTTTCATAAACCCATAGGTGTCATTCATCTTAGGGGCAATACCAGCCTCTTCATGAAAGAAATAGGTGACAGGTCCACCCACACCATGTGTAGGATCTTTCTCAAACGAATATAAGTTGATGGTAGATTTTAGTCCTTTGTATGTATCCCTGTTATTAACCCTCACTTTAATCTGCTGCTGCCATGCTCCCACCTTGTCTGGTTCAGCTGGTCTATACCACGCAGTGTGTTCATTAAGAAAGTTCTTGTATTCATTAAGAAACTTCCAAGATCCTTTCTCATTTATATAGTCTTTTAGACTAGCTCCTATCTTTAACACAGCGCCTTCTTCAAACCAATACTGGTTAATAAGTTTAGCCATGTGAAAATAAGAAGATGCTATCTGACGTTTTTTAAGAATAATCGCATGTTTATAATTCAGTTCTGCCAGGTGCTCATACAAAGCCATGTGATACTGTGCATCTCTCACCTTGGCAAAGTCAAACTTCTTCTCTTCCTTATCATAGATGGGAAGAAAGTTTAGCCACATATAATAATCCCTACTAAGATACCAAGTACTATCTTTAGAATGTACAATGATACCTTGCCTGCACTTGTTTTTTTGATCCTCCCAATAAGCAATAAAGTCTTTAGTTTTAACGGGAGCAGAACAGTAGTAGCGTTGTTTCTGAAATTTTCTTCCTTCTGAATTGAATATAAGTGTGGTTTCATCGAAATTATATTGTCCAGGTTCTTTGAATATAGATGTCAAAAACTGTTTAAAGTCTTCACGTGTAGCAAAGACTGTAGTGGTCCAATCACCATCTTTATATGTAGGTATTTCTATAAAATCAGTGTCCATTTTATTTATTGATCATAAGCTAGTGATTGTCCTCCTCTAACTGATGACTGTTGCTCCTCCATTAAGTCTTTGTACACTCCTTTATAACTCTGACGTATTGCATCAAAGTCTTTTGCTATCCTGCCTATCTGCGCAATATTTCCATCCCGTCCATCAGTGATTTGTGTTGTGGACATATAGAATGCTATATTATCTAAAGCTTTCTTAATCCCATAATATGCTCTGGATGTTTCTGTTTGATACATCTTATTGCAAAGATTCATAGCTCTTACAATATCATCATCTTCTGTAGAAAACTCAGCCTCTATTTCTTTTAAAATCACCTCTTCTTTTTCCTCATCTGGAAAATGGAAGAAGGGGTTCATATCTGGATTAGGACAAGTCATGTAGAACAGATAGGTGTATATCTTTAAATAATCATCTGGGTGATTGTCCATTACATCTTTAAGAAACTTTAAGGTGTAACAGTGTTCTGACGCCACCACTCTTTTATTCTGTATATCAAATAATCTTATCATACTGCTTTATATAACATCCCTAATGCTTCAAATCTACCAGCTGTTTTTTGTAATGTTACTATTGTGTCTTTGCTTTTGCGCATTGCATATTCTAGTTCTAAATTTGATGCTACAAACAATTGATGTGACAATTCTTGTAAAGGCTCCTCATCCATACTGTTTTTTAGTATACTGACTAATTCTCTTGACAAAGATTCCATTGCTGCACATTTACCATGAGGATAGACATCTTGTTCTAAATCCTTAGCTGTATCTTCTAATAGTTTTGCCACATCAAAAAATAATTGTGACAACTTTAGACGTTTCTTTTCATCTATAGAAACTTTCTTGCTAATCACCTCAATGATTGTGTTTACAATGTCTAGCCACATTTTATTTTTTAGGTTTTATATTGTTATTAGCCGCATAGTTTATTAATGCTATGATTTCTTTTTTTAAATAGTCTACAGTGTAAGGAATAACATCCTTCACTATAGGATCTCCATTATTTCCTACAGCTGTAATAGGATTGTCGTATTTATCCCTACCAGCTTCTTCAAATATAATATGATGAAGAGTCATATTGCCTGGTGATAGCTGAGGATTATGCTTTAATATCATATACATGTACAACGACAACTGCAAAGAATAATGATTGAAGTTACAATCATCTAGGTGAGCCACTGGGTGTGACATCTTTTGTTTAAGACCCTCCCAGTTTGTAAAGCTTTCTATTTTAATTTCTTTGTTAGTTTTATAATCTGTAATATTCACTTTCCCATTTACCACTTCCACTAAGTCAGATTGACCACAGAGTCCTGCAGATTTTAGATAGACTAGATGTTCAGGATAGACACCCTCTTTAAGCTTTTGAGCAGGGGCGTGTTTAATCCCATCAATCTCAACAGGTTTAAATATAGGAACTTCCACTCCTTCTCTCTCAATAGTATCTAGTCCGCAAAGATCAGCCTCTCGCTGATTGTGATACCATGTACCTAGTGTTGTTGCTCTCTCTGCCTCTGCTTTCCATAAAGCTTTAATCTCTTCTGGATCTATACCATACCACTTAGACTTTTTATTTTTAGCAGCCTTCTTTGATATGGTGTCTGCGTCAAAAGGCTGTTTGAAATTTGATATGAAACTTGTAGCACTCATCCACTCTATCTTGTCCTCATCTGAAGATTCATATTGGTGTTTCTCTGGTTTAAATATAATTGACATAGGATTAGATTTTAAACTTATTCATCATCATCTGTGATTCCAAGTTTTGCCCTTAGATATTCATCTTCTTGTTCAGTGAGTAGGGCTTCCCACTTTTGAAATGGACATTCTGAAGATAAGCTTCTAGTTTTGAGCCTTAGAGAACAACCACATCCCCCTTTGTTTTCATTGCAACAGGGTTCTGTGCCAGGTAACATGCATCCTTCACCATGCACATCAAAGAGGTCACAATCTCTACAAATCTGCATTCTCTGTTGTGCAATCTCTTCTACATCCTCTTTTTTAAAAATAGAATTAGTTATCCCTTCTAATATCTGTCCTTTATTTTTCCAAATCTGTATTAGGTTCTTGAATTTCATTGTTGAATCTTTTATTTCTTGCAACTTTTTTTCTTCCTCTTTCCTCATCTAACATCTCCCTCATTTTCTCAATCAGTTTTAGTTTTTCTTGATAGTCTTTCTTGATAGAATATTCTCTGATGGTGTCATTGCTCATTGCATCTATTATCTGTTTACATTTAGTCTCATAGGCGTTAAGAGCATTTTCTTTTACATAGAAATGCCCTAGGTTTTCTAAATGTATATTAACAGACTCTAATTGAGAAAGCTTTTGTCTTATTGTTTTGTAATAAAAAGACATAACTGCTTGCACTTCATCCACAGACTTATCCATTTCCATGGCATAGCTGGGAATCAGATCTCTCACTTTACTAGGATGCAATGCTTAAGAATTTATAGTCCAACAATATATTCCCTTCAGTTTGGATTTTAATTTCTGGGTTGATGTAAATCTTCTTCTTACTCTTCCCTTCTTTAATAACTAACTTATTCTTCTCTGCTCTAGCTATAGCATTTCTAGCAGACTGAGGTGACTTAAATACCTTTTGTTCATGTACTTTCATACAGAATGCATTTAAGTCTTGCACCCCATCCATAGCTAACATTATTAAACAAACTATTTCCGAGCTGCTAAGTACAATCCCAGACAAAAAACAATGGGTTAGTATCTGAAATTGTACCGCAGCTTGTTTATCTAATTTAGCCTTCTTTTCTACTAGGTTAACAACGGCCATAATTATTGAGCAGTTTCTCTTTTAAGTTTTCTCTTCACTTCTTTAGGAATTGGGATGACATCCCCCACACTAATCCCTGCTTCTTTGAGATCTGGGTTATTAACCATATCTTCTTCTGTGATGGTGTGATTCTCCATCTCCTGAGGCTGAGGGTTAGTGATTTGTCCAATGACTACCAATGCTTTAAGTTCTTCAGCTCTTCCCACAGCAATCTTTGTGTTTAATTCCTGCAACTCAGCTCTTAGTTTAGCAAGCTCAATTGACTCATTTAGGAAGTCTACTAGCTCTTCCTTCGTAGGTTGTTTTTGTTCTTCTGACATAATTTAAATTGGTTTATAATATAAATATACATATTATGTTTAAACTTTCCAAATTTATTTTTTAAACATAGAATAAAAAAAGGGAGAACTTGTCTCCCTATTTACCATATTCGTAGTCTAGTATTTTCCCCACTAGGTCTGATCGGTGGTTGTGACTTAGCTTCACCCACTGTATCTCCCTAATCTTCTTTGATAGTTCTATAACGTAAGAAAGACCATTCATCTCACCATTTCTGGTGATGATGTCAGTCTGTTCATTGTCCCCATTAATAATAATCTTCCCTGTCTTTCCCAGCCTGGTGAGGATGGCTAGCATCTCTGACTTTGTCAGATTCTGGGCTTCTTCCACTACAAGCACATCATCTATGGTCTTACCTCTGATAAACTGTACAGGTAGAGCCATCACCTTTTGTTCTGATATTAGATTCTGTATCTTGTTCTTATCGTAGCACTTGGTGAGGTTTTCCATAAACGCCTCTAGATAGGGGTTGAACTTCTCATCCAAAGACCCTGGTAGAAACCCTAGAGAATGACCCACTTCTACAGCTGCCCTGGTTACTAAGACCTGTTCGCATTCTTTTTTGAAGAGAAAATCCAGTGCTGTCTGTGCTGATACAAGACTCTTACCACATCCCGCCCTCCCAGTGATAACCACGATTTGATTCTCTCTAATAACTCTTTTAGCTTCTTTCTGCTCATCATTTAGCGTAATATCGTATTTAATTTCATTCTTACGTTCTCTGTTTGGTTCTTTCATATTAGCTATGGTTTTGACTTGATAGACCTCTGGTTCCCCTATGTCCTTTTAATTGCACACTTCAACCTGAGCTGTACGTCAGACTTTTCAGTCTTACACCCTCATGGAAACTTAACTCCCTGTTACTTCAGGACACTCTACCTATGTGTGTTGTTCCATCCTCTAGATCTATAATGCAACCAGTTTTGTACCTATTGGAGAAAACCCTGGGATCTATTTGACCCCTCCAACCCAACGTCTGGTCCACTACTCACTATATAGCCCCTCGTGGACGTCCTCTGTGGTATAACAGATGGTACACTACAAATATACTACTTATTCTCTATATACCAAAAAATAGTTCCACGTGGAACATCCCCCCCCCTAAGTCGCCCTCTAGGTTGACCCCCCTAGTCACCCCCTAAGTTACTATGTTAGAAGATGTGTGGGGTATACTACTAACAAGCCCCAGCCAGCTGGACAAGTCATGCTACCCCCTGGCAATCTGTACAAGACACCTCTGTCTGGTATTCTAAGGGGGGAGGGGTAGTCTCAAGGGGAGAGACAGAACTTCTACTCATCCATCTCGCTGCATGCTTCACATGCATCTCGATGTCTGGACACCTCTATGATATTAGATGAAGGGAAGTAGAGAAATGATGAGGGACACAGACAAGTGATATCATCTTATAATATTATATATTAGTCCTTTTAGATATTAGTCTTAACTATTAAACTATATTACAATGAAAAAGATCATCTGCGTACTCATGGGCGTCACTAGTGTAGCGTCCTCAGTGTTATTTATCTATGGTATCTACAGCACATCTGACATGAGTGTAGGCGCACTACTAGGTGCACTGTTCATCTCTCTGGTCAGTGGTGTACTGTTTATTATGCTGGAGAATAGACCCAAGACCACACCAGCGCAAGTAAGAAGAGATAAGAGTGTACTGAACCAGGGGTTTGGGCTACTCATGCTCTTAGCACTCGCATTCATACTTATAGCCAGTATGTCTAGCTGTAAGACCACAGGCTATGGATGTAAGGGCAAGTCTAAGTGGATCACAGGACACAGACCCAATGGTTACTAATCCTTTATCATCTTAGTATGAGACGCATCATCTTATCCCTAGTAGAGTTCATGAACTTCAGGGATATAGCCACCTTTAACTATGACTTTGCCATATCACATGGACAAGTGATAGTAGATGCACAGGCAAATATGCTTGAGCAGCTAGGCTATTAAAATCAGACTAGGTTAAGAACCCCAATTGAGAGAAATCTCTTGAGGGGTTCTTTTTTATACTACACTATTCTACTCTGCTACGCAGGACACCTTTATCATATTGACATATAATCTTTTAACCTAAAACTATTTTAACATGTCAGCAGCCATCCATCTCAAGGGTAAATTTGGATTCAGTAGAGTGATCATTGATAGCACCTACTATGTCTTCACCTGTAAAATTATGATAACAGAGTCTGCTCTGCCTATCATACAAGGTGTTAATGCAAACTTTATTGAGACCAAAAAAGGTCAAAAGCGGGTGTTACTCACTTATTGTACAATGGACTATACAGAGCATGAAAGAATGCAGAAGGCTATTGTACAACATCTTGAGCAACATGCTATTAAGAAGATTCAGGCAAAGTATGCTTGGGCTACAGATGAACAGCCTAAAAAGACTGATGACTCTAAAGTCTATCATTTTGCATTAGATCTACTAGATGATACCAGCATCCCCACATCTTGGGAAGATGACTTGGCTTAATTAAGATCTCAAAGACCTCTGTAGCAATACAGGGGTCTTTTACTTTATCAGAGATATTCCACTCTGTACTAGCGTACAGGACACCTTTATAATATTGCTATATTGTCCTTTTATAATTTGTTATTTATTTTTTAATTTAAAACTTAAGTTTTTATGCAACTGACATTAACAGCGTTAGAAAATGTTTCTCAATTCTTTGGTAGTAACTCTTATGTAATGTTTACTGCCTCTACACCTGACGGTCAATCCCTTACAGTAGGTGTAACAGAGAATTATCTCACAAGGGTAGGTGCTGACATTTTATCTCCTGACAGTCTTGTAGGCTGTAAGATTAGCACCAAAGAATATGTAGACAATCGTACAGGAGAGATTGTAAATGTAGATAGTAGGATTAGCGATGTAGTAGCAGGTAATGGTAGGATTGTATTGTTCAACCCATTGAACGCTAACATCGTATTTTCTGACCTATTTAAAGCACAGCGTTTTGAGGCTAATGCTGCTATTCAAGGTAGAGTGAAGGCAGAATTTGCTAAAGAGAAGCGTATGCAACAACAAGAAAAGCAACTTGCTAGACTTGCACAGCGTAATGCTCCTAAAGCAGAAGATGCCTCTATAGATGAAACACCATTGGTAGAAGCTCCTGCTAATGCTGAATTATCTATGACTGAAGAAGAAGCGTTCTAATTTGATGTAATACAGGGGTCCCTCTAATCATATAGGGGGACTCTTGTAATTACTCTATACACTACAACCCATCCCTCCGCTCATTGTCTTACGCTACACTACGGACAGTATATGAACAAACTATGGACAGTATAGCATACCCCGTGTGCAGTGTAGAGAACATAGTGTGAAGGTTAAAATCAATGTAACTTATTGATAATCAAGAGGTTGTGAGTGATAGGAAACAAGGGGTGTATTTCTTAATACATTGAGACACAGTAGATTAGCTAAAAAAATTGTGCTGCGAGTATATCGCTATAAGTGTAAGGCTAGTGTACATGCTCAATATATAGAGCTACATAGTCTTCTCTCTCTAGTGTATATAGATAATGTTCTCTCTCTATAGAATATTATAAGCACACCCGCTAAATCATAATTAGCCCCAAATAAAACCCCCAATGCACAATTCTCATGGGACAGACACGGATCAACTCTTAGTGACAGTGCTTGACCACAGCTAAGAGTGTGTGTGTGCAGACTCCCAAGAGATAGCAGGTGTAATATTATACACGAAAGCAGCCTTACGAGGTCCTTTGACAGTGGTGTATTACATCTGAGTGCAGAGGGATTATTAACCGTTTAAACTAAACAACCATGCAAACAATAATATTGTGGTGGAGTATTGCTGTATTATTAGCAGGAGGATTAATAGGCTGGATGATAGGAATGAAAACGTGTGATAGAAAGCATGTCCTGCCATATGAATATCGTGTGATCTGTGATGCTACAGATAGTATTGAAGTGTATACCCTGATCACACCTGATGATGACACACTAGGGTCCTTTAGTAATCCAATGATGATGGACACATTAATCACAAACGATAATATATGACTGATTACACACCAACATTCCCAGATGATACAGACTGGGAATACGAAAAAGACAAATTAACACCGCCACCAAACGAAATTGACCCTGTATCAGGTAAAAAGATGTGGGTGATAAAACATTACAAGATTTGGGCAGATAGTTATGAGCAAGCCTTACAACTACTCCCAATGATGGAGGGCTTAGATTAGTTGAACTTCACGCAACTAACAGTTCTGGCAGGTAAGCTTTAAACCTGCCCCAGCACACCTGGTTAGAGTGTGAAAATATCATCACAATTTTAATTAAAGCAACATGGAAAAGAAAAAACTATCATTTTTTCAATGGTTCATTATTTTATCAGTGCTGGGATTAATTGCTAAAGGTGTGGAATCATGCTATAATGCAGTGTTTCCTAAGTCTGAGACAGAAATTATGGAAGAATGGATGGACAATGAAATGAAGCGTCACGGGTATGAATAGAACAAACAGTTCTGTATTATATTTCTCTAAATAAATATTAACCATTTAAACAAAAATCAAGAAGATGAGTAACACTTCTACAAATTCTGGGTTTCAGGTGCTGATCCCAGAAACAGCCATCCAAGAAAGGGTGGACAAATTAGTCATGTACAAGTTGAGACATGACAAACTGCATGGGTTATTAACCGATGTAATCTCTAAAGAAAGGTCTAAGGTGGTAGATGACATCAAAGACAAATGCTTGGATTTAGTAAAGCAAGACTTCTTAGGTGCTAAAGATAGAATTATACAAGCCTATCTTGAGAGCAAAAAGACAGACATCATCCTCAAAGGTGAGGTGATAGCCACTGTAGAAGATACAACCGCACACAAAGAATTGCCTAAGTTGTTGAGTTTCATGTCTTTATTTAAGCAAGCAATGATTGTAGGTCCTACAGGATCAGGTAAATCAACCCTAGCTAAACAAGCTGCTAAGAGTCTCAATCTGAGATATGGCAGTTTCTCCTGTAATATGGAGGCTAGTAAGTCAGAATTGACAGGTTTTGCCAATCTGAATGGATATATCACTAGTCAGTTTCTTGATTTTTATGAGAATGGTGGTGTGTTTCTTATTGACGAGTATGATGCTATGTCTCCATCTATTGCTGTAGTGTTGAACGCAGCATTTGACCGCACTAATCAGCTCAGTGTGCCTAATAGAACAGAGAATCCTATTGCTAAAAAGCATAAAGACTTCTATTGTATTCTAGCAGGTAACACATGGGGTTCTGGTTCTGTGGAATATCAGGGCAGAGAGATGCAAGACATGGCATTTTTGGACAGATTTAAGCTTTCTAGAATCTTTATTGACTATGATGAGAACATTGAGCGTATGATTGCAGGTGATAACTATGACTGGTTTATAAAAATCAGAAAGTTTATTGCTTCATATGTAGATGGTGAGAAATTCTCTACAAGATCTATTCATGATGCTGCAACATTGCTGTTTAATGGATTTGCTAAGATAGATGTGATTGATATGATTGCGTGTCATTGGGATAAAGAGCTTCATAAAAAGATTATTGGTACGGTTGGTGTATGACAAATGGGGGAGGTGAAATATCCTCCCCTTATTTTTAATCTTAAATTTTACATATATGTATGTAATAGAAGAAGAAGGACTAGCTGATGCTAAAATCATTCATATACATTATGATAGTGTAGCAGACTTCTTTGAAAACACAGACCCAAATAAGTCCTATCCTAAAATGCACAGTGGTAACAAAGGAGATCAATCTGAAGTGAAAGGCAGAGGTGATAGAACATGGCGATTTGGTGATGACAGCTCAAGAGAGGGTTATTATTCTACTAGATTTGACCCCACTAAAGGTAAAAACATTTGTGAAGAAGATGTTAAAAGTGTAATTGCTAGCAAAGAGTATAAAAGTCTACTACAACAAGCTCTAACGTATAAAAAACGTATAAAGTTTGTAGATGTAGGGTTTAGACTTAATGTAGCAAGAGCAATATCTGGAGATGATAAGTATTTTGCATCCTTTACAAATGCAAGAAAGCCTACAGTGAAGTTGTGTATTAATATCTGTGGGTCTGCTTGTGTAGATGCTAACGATTTTAAAAACGTAGCAAAAACAGCAGTTCCTACAATTTATGCATTAGAAACTGCAGGGATAGCCACTGAAGTGTACTATTGTGCATTTGCTAGGGAAACTCATCCTGATGATTTTAAATATTCATGCACTCACGTAAAGATCAAGTCTGCACAGCAGAGATTTAATTGGACAACATTTGCTCCAATATTTTGTCTAGGATCATATCGTGAAAGTATATTTATGTCGTGGATTACAAGTGAGTATGAGGTGGGTGGAGGATTGGGTAGACCTATGGAGGCTAAAGAGATTCAACAGCAGAATAACTTTGGGTATAGTGCAGTGATAGGACTAAATGCAGCGGGTAATGTAAAACAAGTGAATGAATTATTTAATAAAATTAAAAAACTAAAATCATGATTGATTTAAAATTTGACCACGAAAAAAACACAATTGGAGATGCAATTGGTATTTCCAAACTTAAGTCAGCAGAAATCACTGCTAAAATTATGTTTGAAATCATTAATCAACAGATAATGGTTCAGGAACTGTATGATGATCCAATGGATGCTCCTCATGAGCTGCGTAAAAAGACTGTGATATTAGAAAATATCTTTAAGGAGTGCACTAACACAGCAGAGTTTATGATGGCAACTTGGGAAGCAGCAAGAATTGATGCTGTATTATGTCAAGAAAATGAAGCTTCTGAAAAAACTATGTCTATGATGGCAATGCTTTATGCATTAAGCAAGAAAAAACGTGAGAAGTTTATTCAAACATTTATTGAAAGAGTTGCTAATATGGAGGATGACAGTGAATAAGAGTTTAATACCCCCTGTAGTGTAAAAGCTATGGGGGTTTTAATACTATTTTATGGAAAAGAAAACTGTAACTATTGATGGCATTGTATATAAAACAGGCGATAAAGTAACATGTGAACTAACTGATCAAGATAGAATTGAGGTTAAAGCCAAAGTAACTGATGGTAAAATCTATGTTGCTGGAGAAATTGAAGAGGAACTTATTAGATGTTTTATTTGTCAAAATAAAAAGGATGGTGCTATATCTGAAGATAAATTAGGTTATAAATATAGCTGGGCATTTCATGTAAAAAATGGTAAAATAGACAGTTCAGTCAAAAATCTTCAACTTGCAGATGGTGAGAAAACCCCAAAGAAAAGAACTCCTAAAACTAAAGCTCCCATGACAATTACAATAGGTGAAGATACATTTGAACATGGAGAAACTGTTATAATTAATATACCACCAAACTATTCTTCTAATCCAGACTTTAAAGGAGGAGATGTAGAAGCAATCTTGTGCATAACCCCAAATAGTAGTCTTTTTTTATGTCAAGACTATTTTTATGGTGCAGAGTGTTCTGAAAAATTTGGCAAGAAATACAGCTGGGTATTTGATGTAGTAGATGGTGAAATAACAGATAACTTTTCTGAGATTCAATACATCCGCAAATTAAAGACTCCTATTCCTAATTTAGACCTAGATGATGATCCTATGCCTGCAGATTGGGTGTGTGATGAAAAAATTCCTATTGATTTGTAATATTTCACTATATTTGTAAAAGAAAAGGATTCATAAAAGCTAAAGTTTTACAGTACACCAGCGAGGATTTATTAACCAAACCAAAATTATTAACAATTTTGGGTTAGTTTAGTAGCGTAGGACCCTTATCTGGTGTGCTGTAGACTTTAATGGGGGTGCCAGGCATTGACCTACACTCAAGAGGTAACATCACATGCAAGGTCTAGTCAGTGACCAAACAGACTGATTAAAATTTAAAGGACAACACAACTGTTGAACTTTCCAATTATACTCTTGAGTCTCTGTTCGCAGAACTTGAGGGTGCTGAGCTCGAAGTAGCCTAGCATTGGTGGGGCAGCTGATAGCCTAGCAACAGAACAGCAGTAAAGACTGAGGGTCTTCCTCAGACACTGACCATCCAAGACTATATGATGTAAAAAGATAGCAAGTAATAGTTTCCTGGAGTTATACTAATAAACCAGGTGGTGGAGCTGGTGACTGCAGCTTGTGGTCCACTAGTTAGTTCCCAATTTAGGGTGCAGAGGATTGTCTGGTCGACACGTTATTACGTGACCTGTTCATACCCTCAGTACAAACTACGGTGCAGTGGTAACACAGTACTAAGCATGTAAAAATGGTGGTACAGATTGATGTAGACACAGGGGTTCGACTCCCCTCACCTCCACATTAAGATTGTCTCACAGAGATGTTTTAGCTCAGGTACACCCTCCCTTGTTTCTACTTGGGAGGTTTTTTTATCATCCTTTAATAAATTAAATGAAAAAGTTATTATTTTTACTGTTGTTTAGTATTAATTGTGCATCTGCACAAGATATTACTAAGTTTAGAGTCCTAGAAACTGCGTCATATATATACAAACCCAGTTTAGATGAATATGAGTTTTATAAGAAAGAAGATGGGGGCAACATGTCAATATTTCTCAAAGATGACAAAATCTTAATATCCAATGAAGCAAGATCAGAGTATAAGCTTCTGGAAAAAACAGGAGAAACAAATGATAGTGAATACCGCTGTCTTGATTACATAGGAATAGATGAACAAAACAAGCGTGTAGAAATACAGATTTGTGCATCTAAACTATCTGATGTTAAATGGTTTACAATGATATATTTAAATTCATATTATATCACATTTTTTGTAAAATAATAAGACTATGTGGAATAAGATTAAAAACATGTTTAGCAGCAATTGTAAAGAAAGTCTAAAAGACTTAGAAGATGCTGTGCGGACGCTAGTAATTGAAAATGAACTTTTGAAAGAAAGACTAGTAGACAAGCAAGAGCAGATTAACAAAACAAATTCATATTATAAAAAAAAGATTTATAATATGAAAAATAAAGACAAAAAGCCTAAAAAGGAAAATTAAGTCTTTTTATAGCGTTATACTGCGGTATTTTTATCATAACTCATTGATATTTAAGTATATATAGTTAAGTTTGTATATAACCCAACTATATATGCTATTTAGCTTACCAAATGGAAAGGTTATAGAGATATCAATTGATCAGTTTTTTGATATGACTGATGAAGATCTAGAGTATTTGATTGGACTTAACTATGGAGAAGCAATACAAAATCCATTTTTTGGGTCAATCATAGAAAGTCCTGAATTTATAGACACTCCAGATGTTTATTATGAGTTAGAAATACCACCTGCTGATGAAATTGATAATTCTATAGACTTTGTGCCAGAAGAAGATTAATTAAATCCACATTATTTTATATCCTTTAGAAATGAGGGATGGGGACCTGTATCTCCATCCCTTTTTTTATATATATTAATCACCGTTAAATTTTCATTATCATGAAAAAAGAAAACAAAACAATAACAGTGGGAAAAGACTTCATCACTGTTAATTACCATGACACTAAAAAACATTTTGTCTACCCAGTACAAAAAGATCATGGTGCACTACGGGACATTAAACTGTTTGGTAAATCCTTTAAGAGACAAAAGGCATCAGAAATTAGAAAAGACTTTCTTACACCACAACAAAGAGAACTATTTGATGACCTGCTCTATTCTAGAAAAAGAATGACCCAACAGGAGATTGATTTGCTACCAGTAAATCGAAAGTACAGAATTTTAGTGATAGCAAAAGAAGTAGAAAGGATATTGACAGAATGGAAAAAAGAAATTATCTTTACAAAAGTAGATAGTCTTCTTCTTAAGCTGTTTCCTAATTCTACAATGGTAAAACAAATGGTTGAAGTGGGAACTGATTATGAGGATAGTGACTATCTTAATAACATCAGTATTCACAGTTTAGTTTCTGAGCAACAAATCGCAGAATATTTATTGCAAAAGGGGCTATTCAAAAAATTCAGCTAATGGGATACCATGACTTATCAAACGAAGAGATCGTATTTCTTTACAATGTTGCTAAATCAGTAGTGACACAGTATGAAGACACATTTTTGAATAGTAGTTTAAAACAATCATTATCCACAGATATGGGGATAATTGAAGTGAGAACTTTGATTTCAGATGATGTGATTGAAACTTTGTCTAAAAGCAAACATTACACTATTATGAAAAATGTAATGAGCAAACTTGAAAATATCTACGATCTCATCGTTGATACAGAACCAGAATTAGTGGAGGAAATAAACAAAATTTTTGACATTAAATTAGATGAATCAGAAGAAGAATGAATTACATATTCTTACAAAACGGTATAACACAATTGGTATTAAAAGCAGACAATGAAGTGGAAAAAGTACTTCTTGATGCTTTAATAGATCAGGGACCATTAGAGATAGTATATATTAGACAACCTGTTGGGGTATTAGGTGTATCAGTCAAAGATGGTATAGTGATTAGAAAATTAAAATCAGATGATACAAGCAAAACAGAAGATGTGTGCAGGGTGCAATCAGCTCAAACACATCTGGAAGAGTCACGGGAAGGAGAAATTCTGTAAAGAATGTTGGTATAAGCAAGAACCTCCTAAAAAAATCAAACAAGTTTCACAGAAGATGAGGGGTGTAATGGATGAGTATACAAAGAAGCGTGTGGCGTTTCTAGCATTACATTCTAACTGTCAAGCAAAACTTGCTGGTTGCACAGGCAAAGCTACAGACATACATCATAAAAAAGGAAGAGGTGAAAATCACAATAAAATAACCTCTTGGATGGCTGTGTGTAGAGATTGTCATAGTTATATAGAACTTAATCCATTGGAAGCTAAGGAGTTAGGATTTTCAGAAAATAGACTTGATTAATTTTATAAAAATCTTATCTTTATAAGCTAAAACCTTTACTATGAAAAGAATTACAATTTACTGGATTGGGTTAGCTCTATCGCTAGCTATTATTTTCACTGGATCATTTGACACTAAACCTGAGATTTATTTGTGGAACTGGTTTGGGTATAAGTTTGGATTGTCATTTGGTGGTAGTGAGCTGCCTGTTATTGTTGCAAAAATCAGCGCTTTAGTATTTGTACTATTGATGGGATTTGATCCTTTCAAAAAAAGTAATACAGCAAGCTAGATAAATTTATGTGTATTGTGTAGTTTAGAATGATGACCCCCTGGTATTTCTATACTGGGGGGTTTTATTTACTTAGGTGGTGGAACTGGTAGACACGCAGGACTTAAAATCCTGTTCTCAGCAATGAGAGTGTGGGTTCAATTCCCATCCTGAGTACACGTTCTGTGTCACAGCAGATAGTTCAGCCCTGAATGATGAGAAGTAGGTTAGTTACCTATATGGGTCAGTTCATCCTTAGTGAAGCAGTAAAGGGTCAAGTTGACTACTTGGAACAATTAAGTTGTTCAATAAGTCTATTCCTAACTAAATTTATTTAGGACAGCCGTAACACCTGTAAGTTGGATAAATAAGGGTGTTTTTTGTTTGAAAACAGCGAACAGGGGTCAGCATATAGCTTTACTATAACTGGTTGAAAGTCAAGCTATTACTTGTCATAATCTGTGGCCTTTTGTCGCAAAAGTTTACAA